AAAGCAAAAGAAGAAAAAGAAAAAGCAATGGAAAAAAGAATTAAGGAAATCAAAGTCAAAGAAGACGTTGATGCCCTAGTATCTGGAGAAAATGAACTTTCAGATGAATTCAAAGACAAAGCTTCTACAATCTTCGAAGCTGCTGTAAAATCAAAAGTCAGAACAGAAATTGAAAGACTTGAAGATGAATATTCTAAAGAACTTGCTGAACAATCTGATAAAACAAAAGATGAGCTCGTTGAAAAAGTAGATTCTTATCTTGACTATGTAGTTCAAGAATGGATGAAAGAAAACGAACTTGCAATTGAAAGAGGATTAAAAGGTGAGATTTCTGAAGATTTCATTTCTGGTCTAAAACAATTATTTGAAGACCATTATATAGATGTTCCTGACGAAAAATACGATGTGTTAGAAGCTCAATCCAAGAAAATTGAAGAACTTGAAGAACAACTCAATTCACAAATTGAGAAGGATAAAGAACTTCATTCAGAAATTGGCGAACTAACAAAAGATTCTATCATAAAAGATGTATCTGACGATTTAGTCGATACAGAGGTAGAAAAGTTCAAAGGTCTTATTGAAGATGTTGATTACTCAGATGCTGAAAGTTATAAATCAAAACTTGAAACATTAAAAGAATCATATTTTCCAAAAAGAGCTGAAGAACAAAGCACAAATGAAATATCAGATGACGAAACTGTTAATGAAGTAGAAACATCTGGTAAGATGGCTGAGTATATGTCCGCTATCAGTAAAACTCATGAACGTGCAAAATAATAACAAATTGAATTATATTGATGGAAGTAGAGACATATACTAAAGTAAAATTTTAAAAGGAGAAGCAAAAATGTTTCAATCTAACAATTTACAAGAAAAGTGGCAGCCAGTCCTTGAACATCCAGATTTGGGTGAAATCAAAGACCCTTATAGACGTGCTGTAACTACTGTAATTCTCGAAAACCAAGAAAAAGCGTTAAGAGAAGATAGAAGCTTTTTACAAGAAGCTGCGCCAACTAACTCAACTGGTTCTAACGTAGATAATTGGGAACCAATCCTAATTTCATTAGTTAGACGTGCTATGCCTAACTTGATTGCATATGACATTTGTGGTGTGCAACCAATGACAGGCCCTACTGGTCTTATTTTCGCAATGAGAAGTAGGTCAGTATCACAAACTGGTGCTGAAGCGTTAGTTAACGAAGCTGATTCTGGTTTGTCAAACGATGACGCTGCTGGTGATTTAACATCATCTGCAATGACTGGAAGCAACCCTGCAACACTAAACGATTCACCATCTGCTGGTACATACTTGTCACCAGGCGGTATGACTACAGCACAAGGTGAAGCACTTGGAGATGCAGCGGCAAACGCTTTCGCAGAAATGGCTTTCTCAATTGAGAAACAAACTGTTACTGCTAAATCCAGAGCATTAAAAGCTGAATATTCTATGGAACTTGCACAAGACCTTAAAGCGATTCACGGTCTTGACGCTGAGACTGAGCTTGCAAACATTCTCTCTGCTGAAATACTTGCAGAAATAAACAGAGAAGTTGTAAGAACAATTTACATTGTTGCTAAGAAAGGTGCTGAAATCAACACTACTACTGCTGGTATCTTTGACTTAGACACAGACTCTAATGGTAGATGGTCCGTTGAGAAATTCAAAGGACTATTATTCGCTATCGAGAGAGACGCCAACGCTGTTGGTCAACAAACAAGGAGAGGTAAAGGTAACATAATTATTTGTTCTGCTGATGTCGCATCTGCATTACAAATGGCAGGTGTCCTTGATTACACTCCAGCATTAAACTCTAATCTTAATGTTGATGATACTGCGAACACATTCGCTGGTACATTAAACGGAAGATATAAAGTTTATGTTGACCCATATGCTGCTAACGTAGCTGCATCACAATACTATGTGGTAGGTTACAGAGGTAGTTCACCTTACGATGCTGGTATCTTCTATTGTCCATATGTACCACTACAAATGGTAAGAGCAGTTGGAGAAAGTTCTTTCCAACCAAAAATTGGATTTAAAACAAGATATGGTATCACAGGTAACCCATTTGCTTCAGGTGTACTTGCATCTGGAACAGCTGCTGGTGATGTCGGTGCGCTAGACGCAAACGATAACGTATACTATCGCAGAGTGAAGGTAACCAATTTGATGTA